CATTATGAGTTTTGACATGGATGATGAGTCCTCCAAAATGATGGGTGAGCTAGGTCTTAAATTTCTTCTTTATTGTGGTGCTCTAGATATTTCCACAGAAGAAGCTTTCGAGATTCTCGGAAAAGAGATCGATAAGAAAAACGAAGAATACACTAAGCAAGACTCTTACGAAGTTGACGGTATTTATGGAGAAAATCACTATGCTTAAAGAGATTATCCTTGGCATTCTTGCCTTCTTTGTTATTATTGCACTTTACACTATGAACAAAGAAACCCAAGCTTATAACATGCATAAGATGGAAACTTGTTTGAACCACGGCGGCTCTTACATTGAGGGCCACTGTATTAACCTCTACGAGCCACTCTAAGGCTCACTCTCTTGGTATCTTTTCTGGGTTGTCCTTCGGGATGACTTGGGAAGGATACCAAGAGCTACCCTCCTTTATTTTTTTTTTTCGAAAGGAAACATTATGATTACCATCTGGGTACTAGTTGGAATTCTAGTTACGAGTAACAATATCTCAGCTACACCTCTGGGAACATTTACTAAGATGGATGATTGTTTTAGAGCAAGAGAGTATATCTGGAATGATCTCCAAAGGAAAGGTATTGACACGGATAACAAGCAGGTTATTTGTGTTAAGTCTAAATTGAGTGGAGTATAAACTCCTTAAAGGTGTGTCTGAAATAATACCTGACCTTTAAGATAGAGACACTCTATTCTAGACGACTTTGCTAAGGTTCTACCTAAGTGATACCCATGGGACTTCTACCGACATCTGAAAGAAGTATCCCTCATACCCCCCGCTGATGTCACACCAAGAAGCTTACTTTAGCTCCTTTAACGGGGGGTTAATGGGTATCACTTAGGTATCCTTAGAGTAAGTGTCTAGGGGGTCTTAAAGGGGCCAAATTGGTCTTATTATTTTTATTTATTATGTAATAAAAACAATGAGTTATTTAGGTACACTTTGGTAGTATTTTATTGTTTTGATTAGTAAGAAAAAATTTCGTTTAAATAAACTTTCCCAAATTAAGGAGATTTAATATGGCTGGTCGAGGAGGAAACTCGAACCCTGTTAATCAGGAGGGCGGAAGAAAGCCTGGGGCTGGTCGTCCTAAAGGCTCTAAGAACATTAACTCAATGGCTTCTGTTAGGAAGCTTGAACAACTTGGTTTTGATCCCATCGAAATGATGGTTCAGAAGTATAATGAGATACAAGAGCTGCTAGACAGCGGTTCAGTGAAGATGGGCTCTGGTGCTTATGCTCAACTGACTGCTACACAAGGCACTCTGATTAACAACCTTATGGCTTATGGTTATAAGAAGATCCCTGATAAACTAGAGACAGAGGTTACTGAAAAGAAACCTATCAACATTGTCTTAACCGCCCCTTCAAATAATAACGATAAATAGGGATAGAACTATGGAAGAAGATCGTGGCTTATCTGCATGGCACCTCTCTAAGAGCGTTCCAATAACTTTCATTTTGGCTATTATTATGCAAACTTTTTCTCTTGTATGGTATGTGTCAAGTCTTGATAACAACATTAAAAACAACTCGCGGGATATTATCCGTCATGAAACTCGTATTGAGCAGCTAGAAAATACTATGCAAGCTCAAGCCTTGACTCTTGTGCGTATGGACGAGAACATTAAAGCTATTCGTCAACTTATGGAACAGCGTATGAATGAACCCCGCCCAAATCAGTAGTATTACATATGACAGAAATAAAATTACACGAAGGACAGTCTAAAGTTATTAAAGATCTGTTCGTTGACAAGTCTTGTCGTTATGCAGTTGTTAATGCATCTCGTGGTTTTGGTAAGTCCTATCTTGCTGCTACAACAGCGCTGATAGCAGTTCAAGAGCTTATTAACTTACCTGCTGACGTACCTAACAAAAACGTTGCTCTTATTGCTCCTACTTACTCTCAAGCAGTTGATATTTACTATCCACTTATTGCTTGGCAGATGGGTATGGAAGACTTTGCAGACAAAGCATCTAAAGCTGCGGGTACCTTTTGGTTCCCTAATAACGTACAGCTTAAGCTTTGGTCTTATGAAGCATCTCAACGTATGCGTGGTACAGGTCAGTACTTTGTTGTTGCTGACGAGGTTACATCTTGGCATGGCGCAGGTATGAACCTTAAAGAGTCTTGGGAATCGATTATTCAACCATGTGTTGCTACACGTTGGTCAAGACAGAATGCTCGTACTTGGAATGCAAATCCTGGTCGTGCTTTAATTATTAGTACCCCAACAGGGTATGATTACTTTTATGAAATGTATAACCGTCAAGATACCGACGATGATTGGAAAAGCTATCACTTTACTTATAAAGATAGCCCTTATCTTGATGACGAAGAAATTGAACGTGTTAAGCTGACACTAGATCCGCTTAAGTTCGCCAGAGAGTATACTGCAAGCTTCGAAGACTCTGGTAATAATGTCTTCTATACATTTAATAGACAAGAACATATTGATAAAACTCTACCTTACTTTGAAGATAATGAAGATGTCCATGTAGCTATCGACTTTAACGTTGGTATCATGGCCTCTGTAATCTTTGCTGTAAGAGGTAATCAAATACACATTCTAGACGAAATGCAGGGACACCCTGACACAGAAACTCTTGCTGCTGCTTTGGCTACGCGCTTTAGGAATCATAAGATCATTGCGTATCCTGACCCTGCAGGTAAAGCCCGTAAGAGTTCTGCTGCTGTAGGTGTTACAGACTTCAGTATTCTACAGTCTTATAATATTGCTACTAGGGCGCACTCTAAAGCGCCTCCGATTATTGATTCGGTAGCCGCTGTAAACAAGAAGTTTAAGAATGCTGCAGGTGATATAGATATGTATATTCATCCAAAATGCGTTAATACAATTAAATCTATAGAACGAACTCAGTGGGTTGAGACCAATCCTAACTCTGCTACTATTGACAAAAAGGAAGGTGTTGAACACTGGACTGATGCCCTTCGGTACGCTGTTGAATATCTGTATCCTATTAGAGCAGGTTCTAAGGTTGTCACAAAAGGATTTAACTTCTAAAATGCTGTATACAAATGAATATAAAGAACAGTTAATTTTAAAGCATAAACAACAACATTGGGGTGGTGGCGTGGCTAGTAAGTCTAACGTTATTTACGCTCATGCCTTGGGGTTAGGTGTTAATAAAATACTTGACTATGGCTGTGGAGCGGGTGATTTCAAAAAAGCTATGAAATCTGATCCTTGGAAATCTAAGTTTGAAATTTCAGAGTATGATCCTGGAATTCATGGCAAAGATGAACTCCCAAATGTTCACGACTATGTAGTCTGTGTAGATGTACTTGAGCATATTGAGCCTGAGTGTCTTAATGACGTTCTTGCTCACTTGGCTTTGTTAATGAGGGTGGGTGGTTATTTCCTCATTAGCACTGTCCCTGCTTTCCAGAATCTACCAGATGGTCGTAATGCACATCTTATTATTGAACCCGCAGAATGGTGGGAAAAGAAATTATCAGAAAAGTTTGAGTTAACCACACACTATATCGCTGAAGGGGCGTGCGCCTACTTCATTAAGAAACCTTAACATGCCCATCTGAGGATCGGCAGGAGGAGAAAATGGCAAGAACTCGAATTAACTCTAGATCTAAGGATCTAATCAAAGACAATGGTTCCGTATTGGTATCCGTTGTTCATGGTGAACAAATTAAACTTGAAATGGTACTTAGCTGGCTAACTAACCTTAGTGGTTATCAAATTACAGCTAAAGCCGCTGAAGCAGACATGACAGGTGTTAGCAGCTCTAACAATGAACTGCCTACACAACGTACTGCTCTAGAACCTGCTGAACTACCTATTCTGGATTCAGATCCTGCAGATAACAAATTTGACATCGTAATCCCTGAACTATTGATTGCTAACTATGCTACTAAACCGACTCCCAACGCACCTGTGTATGCTTGGCTAGATCTGGAAGTGGTAGATACAGGTGTTGGTGACGCACGTCAAGTATGGAAACCTTTCCGTGGTCTCATTGAGATCCTTTACAGTCCTACAGAAGAATAATAGGGGGTAACTATGACTACTTATAAAATTACTCCTGATTCTAACACCTTCTCTATTTCTCTTTCTCGCACTGGCGGTCAGGGCGCTAAAGGTGATAGCATCAGTAGCGTCTATATTGACGAAAATAACGAACTTGTTGCTGAGATTTCTAACTCGGCTGGTGATGTAATTAAAACAGAACAACTTGGTTCTATTGACACTATCGTTGCACAAGCCTCTACAGATGCTATTGGCGATCTTATTACTACAGGTAACAACTACCTGATTAATGTTGCTGCTAACGATGAAGGCTCTTATGACTTTACTGTAGAGGCTTATCAAGACGGTACTATTCCTAGCAGTCTTGTACAACGTACTGAAGACGGTTATATCCGTGCTAATGCTTTTAAGCTAGAAGCATCTAACATTGAATTCCATGATGTTGTTAAAGAAGGTGAACTAGGTTGGTCTTCTGAGCGTAATGCTATGATCATGGGCTTGACCGATGATGGTAAGCATACTTATGTTAACCAACAACAAGTAGCTGTTGTATACAACCCCTATGAGGCTCTTCCTCAAGGTACTGTTGTGTATGTTGAAGGCTCTTATATCGGTGATAGTGAAAATTTCCCAACTGTTGCTAAAGCAAGTAACAATCAAGTGGGTACATCGACTGCTGTCTTGGGTGTTGTTATGTACGACATTCCTGCCGCAGAAGGTCCAGTATTTCATAAAGGCTATGTTTGTACTCACGGTATCGTAGAGTATGTTGATACCTCTGCTTATGTAGCGGGTACTAGGGTATGGCTTGGTGTAGACGGTAATCTTGTTGGTGTAGAGCCACAAACTCCTGCTGCACGTACTATGATCGGTTATGTTGTTAAACAAGATGCTATAGAAGGATCTATCTATGTTCAAGTTCAGCCTGGTTTTGAGCTTTATGAACTTAATGATGTAAGAATTTATAACCCGCAAGACGGTGACTTTATTGCTTGGAACGCCTCTAACTCACAGTGGGAAAATATTAACCTTAACCTTACTTTTGCTTCTGATGCAGAACTCCAAGCCCTTAATGCAAGTATTCAAGCTTCTTTGGCGAATAAGTCAGATAATACTCACACACACTTGCTTAATGATCTTTCTGACGTTAACATCTCTGCTAAGACAACCTCGTTTGTTATTACTTATGATGCTGTATCTCAGAAGTGGATTTCTCGTAGGCTGAACGTAGCCGATATTACAGGTCTTCAAACAGCTCTTGACGGTAAGTCTAATGTTGGCCATACTCACACTAAGTCTCAAATCACTGACTTCCGTGACAGCGACTATGCAACGGCTGCTCAAGGTATTCTAGCAAACACTGCTGTACAACCTGGTGATAACATTTCTGACTTGGTTAATGACCTTAACTATGTAAAGAATACTGACGTTGTTACACAAGTAACCGAAGCTGCTGTTACTGCTCATGAAAATGCGCTAACCATTACAGAAGCTCAAATTAGCGATCTCAAGTCTTATTCACTAGATACTCATACACATGATCTAGGTGACTTGTCGAATGTTCATCTTGGTGCGCTTTCCGATCGTCAACTTATCGCTTGGAATGGTATTGATGCTTTTGCTAACACAAGCCCTGATAACTTGGGTCTTGTTGAAGATACTGATATTGGTGTAACTGTTCAAGGCTACACTGCTTCTCTTGATAGCATGGCTAATGTCCCTGTTACTGCTGACAAAGTACTTTATACTACAGGTGCAAATACTTGGTCATCGATGACAGTAACTCCTTTTGCACGTACACTGCTGAATGATCTAGATGCAGCTACTATGCGTACTACTATTGGTGCGGAACCTGCTGATGCGACTATTCTAAAAGATGCAGATATTGGTGTTAACGTACAAGCATACAACTCTTTCCTGACAGGTGTTAACGCAACCTTTACTAACACACTGCTAAGTAAACTTAATAGTGTTGAGGACGGTGCTACTGCAGATCAAACTGGTGCTGAGATTAAAGCTCTGTACGAAAATGAAGCTAACACTAATGCTTTCACTGACGATGAAAAGACTAAATTGTCTAACATCGAAGAAGGTGCAACTGCTGATATGACTTCGGCAGAAATTAAAGCGGCTTACGAAGCTAATGTTGATACGAATGCCTTCACTGATTCTGAGAAGTCTAAGCTTTCTGGTATTGAATCGGGAGCGACTGCTGATCAAACAGGAGCAGAGATTAAAGCTCTCTATGAGGGTGAACTTGATACTAATGCTTATACTGACTCTGAGAAGTCTAAACTCTCAGGTATTGAAGAAGGTGCTCAAGTTAACGTTGTTACTTCTGTTAACAACCATACTGGTGATATCATTCTAGAGACTGATGACATCTCTGATAATCTTCAAAATAACAAATGGTTTACACAGCTAGAACGCAATAAACTGTCTAATATTGAAGATTTTGCTGATCAAACAGACTTTGATAGCGTATCCTTGTCTGGTGCCGTAATGACGTCTTATACGTCTGTTGCGGGTAATGGTTGGGTTATTGATGAAGACGACATGGTGTCTAATCTGGATACTAAAGTACCTACACAACAGTCTGTTAAAGCTTATGTAGATGCACGAGTTGCTTCTAGCGTAGAGTATAAAGGTAGCTATGATGCAGCTACAAATACTCCCGATTTGGACCTATCTCCTGTCGGCGTAACTACAGGTGACATGTATACTGTTACTGTTGCAGGTAACTTCTTCACTATTGCTGTTGAAGTTGGTGATGTTCTTATTGCAGAGGTAGACGATCCTAGCACTGCTGCTGACTGGACTATTGTTAACAAAGATCTTGATGCTGCTTCTATTAAGGCTTCTTATGAGTCGAATGCAGTAACTAGTGTTACTCAAGCAACAAAGTTAACAACCCCCCGTGACATTACGCTTTCAGGTGTTGTTGCAGGAACAGTTTCTTTTGATGGTACAACAGACGCAGATATTATTGTTAGCTCTAACTTTACTCTTGATGACGTAACAAACGTTACAGAAACAGGTAAAGCAACAGGTGACTATCTTCGTTGGACAGGTACAACTTGGGAAGGTGACACAGTTTCCGCTACCGACGTTTCCTATTCTAACGTAGACTCTGCACTGGAATCCACAACTGTTAAGTCAGCACTCGATGAGCTTTCGAGTAATAAACTAAACGTTTCTGCTCTTAACTCTACTTTGACTGTCTATCCTACTACAGCTTCCTCTACTATTAGTGGGTATGTTTACGGTGCTACTTCAACTACTGATACAAACTATAATACAACTGCGGTTGACGTTTCTACAGGTGTAATTAATGGTCAAAATCAGTTAATTTCTTCTATTGCTACAGAAGAAGGCGTTCTTTCAGGAGACACTGGTGTTGTTGTTACTAGTACTATAGCTAACGTTCGTAGAACAGCAGGTACAGGTACTGCATCTTTCTACTATGAGGTTTATCACAGAACTTCTGCAGGAGTAGAAACTCTTCTTGCAGCTTCTACAGAAACTGACGCCGCAGACAACGCGAGCTATACGCACTACTCTGCTACAGCAATTATCAGTGGTGGTACTACGTTTACAGCTACAGACAGAGTAGTTATTAAGTGGTATGCAAATCAGAAAACTACTTCCGATCCAACTTACGATATTATGTTTGGTGGAGCAGATCCAGCACGTACTATTGTACCTGTTCCGATTAGCACTCTTGCTACCCTGTCAACAGCTGCTTCGGTTTCTGTTGATACAGCAAGTTTTACAGGCTACCTTGCAGGTACTGATGCTAACGTTCAAGCAGCACTTGAGCAGCTTGATGGTATTAGCGGCTCTTCTACTGATGTAGCAAGCACTCTTGTTGAAAGAGACGCAAACAGTAAGTTTGGTATTACAGGTGTTGACTGGACTAAAACCCACTCTCTAGCAGGTGCTGAAGGCCGTATGCGCTGGAATGACACAGAAGGGACAGTAGATCTTGGTCTAAAAGGTGGCAACGTTACGCTACAAGTAGGTCAAGAAGTAGTTGTAAGAGTGTTCAACAACTCTGGAGCTTCTATCGATAACGGTAAAGTTGTTGCTATGACAGGTTCCGTTGGTGGTATACCTTCTATTGTTCTTGCTGATTCTGATATTGAACAACATGGTCACGTTACCATTGGTGTTGCAACAGAAACAATTGCAGATAACACTGCTGGTTATGTCACACTAACAGGTATTGTTCGTGACATTAACACTTCTGCCTTCTCTGAAGGAGATGAGTTGTATGTAAGTCAGACTGCTGGTGTAATTACTAATGTTAAGCCTACTTCGGTTCACGTTATGCACCTTGGTACTGCGTTGACTATTAACTCTACTACAGGTAGCATCTTTGTCCATGCTGGACAGCCGATTTATGATGACCTGTGGCGCATGGAAGATGTGTCTATTGGTACACAAGCAGAGGGTGACATTCTTGTATGGAATGATGCTCTTAGTGTTTGGGAAAACAAAGCACAATCAACACTAGTACTTACAGAGTCTCAGATCAGTGACTTACAGGGTTATTCTTTAACAAGCCATAACCACACACTGGATAGTCTTTCTAACGTCAGCACTGCTGGTGTTACTACGGGGCAGTTCCTTAAGTGGGGCGGTAGTAGCTGGGTTGCCTCTGACATTCCTCAGATTAATAGTCTGAATGATGTTGGTGATGTAACTATTAGCTCTGTTGCAGCGGGTCAAAACATTGTCTATAATAACTCAACTTCTAAGTTTGAAAATAAGACGGTAACTGTTTCTTTAACAGGTGATGTTACGGGCTCAGGGATTATGAATACAGATGGTGACATTGAAATTACCACTACAACTATTTATCCTAGTTTTAACATTACTGGTACGACCCTTACAATCACAAATAGCTAATATTACAGGAGGTTAATATGACCAACCAAAATATTGACCTCAGTGGTATTGAATACGTCATCTATGATGGTACTACCGTTTACGACGTTGTTTTAGACGGTACTACCATTTGGCGTAGGTATCTGAGGTCTACGACCACAGTTTTTACAACTACTTATGATACGAGTAGGACAACTAGTTATACAACTAGCTATCTTACCTCTCATGCCACGACGACAACCTTTGATACGTCTCGAAGTACAACCACTACTTACAACACGAGTCATTCAACAACAACAACATTTTTAACCAGTAGGTCTACAACGACTTCTTATAATACTAGTCATACAACAACGACAACTTACGATACGTCACATAACACAACAACTACGTTTGTGACATCGTATAACACGTCTCATACAACGACTACTACTTATAATACAAGTCATAGCACTACGACTACGTTTACTACTACGTATAACACGTCTAAAAGTACAACTACAACGTATAACACTAGTCACAGTACGACTACAACCTTTGCGACTAGTCACAGTACGACTACAAGTTATACTACTGTATACAGTACTTCACATACGACAACGACTACGTATACAACTACGTACGCAACAAGTAGATCAACGACAACTACGTACAATACTACAAGAAGTACCACTACGACTTATAATACTAGCCACAGTACTACGACTACTTATTCAACAAGTCACACTACGACTACTACATATAATACAAGTCGCAGTACTTCAAAGAGTACAGTTACAACGTATGCAACAAGTCATAGTACAACAACTACGTTTAATACTAGTCATAGTACAACAACTACGTATGCAACAAGTCATAGTACAACAACTACGTTTAACACAAGTCAAAGTACAACGACAACGTATACTACTACGTACTCTACTTCACATACTACTACGTTAACTCGCAGTACAAGTCATAGTACAACAACTACTTATGCAACAAGCCATAGTACAACTACGACTTATAATACTAGCCACAGTACTACGACTACGTACACAACTACATGGTCAACTAGCAAGTCAACTAGTCATACTACTTCGAAGAGTACAACGACAACGTATAATACTTCTTTCATTACCTCATATTCGACGATCGTTGGAGCGACTAAATCAGGGAATGTGTATGGTACTACTAGTCATACAACAAGTCAAAGTACAAGTAAATCAACTACAACGTCTTTTACTACTACCTACACTACAACTTTTAACACAAGTCAAAGTACAAGTAAGAGTACAACGACAACGTACAGCACGAGTAAGAGTACAACGACAACGTATAACACTAGTAAGACTACAACTACAACGTATAATACTAGTTATGAAGGAACTACTACGTATAACACTAGTCATACTACTTCGAAGAGTACAACAACGACTTGGAGTACAAGTAAGTCTACAACGACTACTTATAACACCAGCCGCAGTACTACTACAACGTATGCTACAAGCCGAACTACGACGACAACCTATAACACTAGCCATAGTACAACGACAACGTATACAACAACGTTTAGTACGTCTCATACGACTACAACGACTTACAATACGTCTCATAATACGACTACTACTTATAGCACGTCTCATAGTACGACTACAACCTTTGCTACTTCGCATAGTACAACGACTACGTTTAATACGTCCAACAGTACAAGTAGATCAACTACAACGACTTATGGTACTAACTATATTACGTCTCACAGTACAACGACAACTTATAACACAAGTAAGAGTACAATAACAACTTACAGTACAAGTCATTCGACTACGACTGTATTTGCAACGTCTCATATAACGTCACGTTCTACAACAACAACCTATGCAACGTCTCATACAACCACTACTACGTATGTAACCTCGCATAGCACGAGTAGAACTACTGTTACGACTTACTCAACAAGTCACACAACAACGACAACGTATGTTACATCTCATAGTACGACGACTACTTATAACACGTCTAACTCTACTACGACAACTTATAGTACAAGTCATTCAACTACAACCACTTATGCTACAACACGTAGCACTACGACAACTTACACTACAAGCCATACAACGAGCCGTGTAACAACGTACCCAACATCTCATGTTACAAGCTCTACGTTTAGCACTTGGGTAGTTTCGTGGATCAATAAAGTATAAGAGAGATATTTATGCTAGACACTATTCAAGAACAGTGGACTAAGTTCGGCAGGATTGGCTTTAACAAGCCAGTCCTTGACCGTGCTGTATTTAAAGAGATGGAAGAATATATTCGGGGTCGTGCTGACGACTTGGGTTATGAACCTAAGTTTAATGTTGGCGTTCAGGTGGGGGGTGTTCCCCCCCGCCGCGACCGCGAGCCTATTGTTAATACTGAAATAACAGGTATTGCTTATCATGACGTTTTAGGAGGACTTCTCATTAGCGTTCGTAATTCAGAAATTAACTGTCGAATTATTGATCGTGTTATGCACGAGAATGTTAAAGAAACAGATCTAACTACTAAAGTTATTAGTAAACTAGGTGATAAGTATCAACTTCGTAAAGAAGAACAACAAGAACGTGATCTTCCAGATTATGCTTTATTTCTAACAGGTTCTAACTCTTTCCACACAATGGATTGGGACAAGATTGAGGAAATTTGTGTTGACTACCCAAACGCAATGATTAAGCCTCACCCTGTTACTACTGAAGCTAGTGAATTTAAGCTTCATGACAGTTTCCCAAATCGAGTATATCGTTCAACTGAAGCAGCTTATGATATTTTGATTAATGCTAAACAAGTTTGGACTACTTACAATAGTGAGCTAGGTCTTATGGCTGCTCTAAATAAAATTCCTTTTGGTACTATTAGTAAATGGAACTCTGTTGGCAAAGCAACTTATGCTCAAGTTTATCGTCAATTTGAATACAAAAATATTGAACACAATTATCACGTTGTTCGTAAAGTTATCGAAAGTAAAAATTCAGGGCTAGTATTCCCTTGGCAACATGACTGGAAGGAACGGGTAGACGCCTTCTACGAATGTCATGTTAATCACTACAAGAAGGGTATGAAATATCCTTATAGGAGCTAAAATATGTCAGATATTAATCTACCAATTAAGTTTTGGAATGTCAATACTCCTGATCGACAAGAATTGTTAAAAGTTCATTTCCCTAATTGTGAATTTGTAACTACACCCCACGAAGCTGATATCCTAGTAAATCCTCAAGATCTAAAAGATCCTACTTTTCCTACGGTAGAATCAGATCAACTGTTTTCTGCTTATATCAATCCGTCACCTACCTACTCTGTTTTGCATGATCATGTGTCTTCGATTGACTTTGTTAACGCGGGTATTGAAAGATTCAAAATTGACTATATTGGGGTAAGCCCTTACAGTGAATTTTGCAATATTGAAGATTATCAAAATCTTAAAGCAAATCACCCTGATACTGAATTTAATCTTATTTATTCAAAATATGCATCAGAGAAAATTGTAGACAGCGGTACTTTGAATGAGCTAGAGTCGAAGTTCCCTAATGAGTTTTCTCAAGAAACAACTAAAGGCGTTGTTTTTCCAGATAAAGGGCGTTACTATGTCATTGTTAATGCTAAAAATAAACCTGGCTTTACTCGCTCTTATGGTTTTGGTGGTTTTGTAGGAACAGAATTTTATCAGATCGTAAATATCCATGTTCCCAAACGGATTCAGAATGCTGTTAACTTGATGCTTGCGCCGCACTGCGGTTGGTTCTGTGTAGAGTTTTATCCTGAAGACGGATTTCACAAGTTACATACTGTTCGTTGGGGACTACGTGATGAACACTTTAATCAATGGTTCTGGAATACAGATTCTGGTAATCAGTTACTTGGTGTCTTTAATGAAGCAATTATAGGTGGTAAACCTATGCTTGGTTACGAAGGGGAGCTTGTTGGCCATGGCGGGTAAAGACATTTTACTTAATTTCTCAGGCGGTAAAGATTCTTTTACTACTTATCTAAAACTACGAGAAGATCCTACTGTAAACAGTGTTAAGCTTCTCAACTTTAATCATCACCTGCTAATGTATGAAGATGAGACTAACGTAATACTTCAAGAAGCACTACGAGAAATGTACTCAGATGATCCTAATTTTCTTGAGTTTTCCGAGCCTACTTATAAGGAGTCTTCTAAGCTAGCTTATAGTCAGTTTAATCTTTCAGACCACTATTTGTCAACAGGTGAGACTGATATTATGAACGAGCTAGGGGATTTTTGGAAAGCTGTTCCTGGTAAGACTAAAGGTTGGTATAACCCCTATTTCTGCTACAACAAGGATTACTTTTGGGATGACTATGAACGCTGGGAAATCGGTAGCGTAGTTTGCGGAGTTGTGACTAGTACTTCATCTAAAAACCTTGATCTACTATTACCTCTTGTAGGTCAAATTCTTTATGCCGATGACTTTAGACGTTTGATTAATGAGCAGCATTTACTAGGTACTGTTTACTCTCAAATTCAAAGTATTTCTTTAGTATCAAACCAAATTATTGGTAGCACTATTACTCCAAAGAAACAAGCCTTTATTGATGTAATCAAAGAACAACACTCAATTAAACCCCTTGTTGCTCTCTACTAACAGGAGACTCTATGTCTAAACGCAAATCTCGCTATTCCTCTAAAAACGAAGAAATTAACTACATTCCCCGTGTAGCATTTCATGTTGTCCCTAAAAATCAAAAGCAAGACCGTCTAATCCAATCAATCAAGATGTATCCGATTACGGCTACTATTGGTTGTGCTGGTACTGGTAAGACTTATTGCAGTACAGGAACCGTTGCCCATTTGTATATGAAAGGCAAGTACGAGAAAATTGTCATTACACGAGCTAACGTACCTACTGGTAAAACCCTTGGTCACTTTCCTGGAACTATCCAAGAAAAGATGACACCTTGGCTTCTCCCTATGCTTGAAGTATTGGAGGAAGCTTTTGGAAAAGGCAAATATCAGTATATGCTAGCTAAAGGTGATATTGAGATTCAACCTATTGAAACTATCCGTGGTAGGTCTTACAAGAATGCTCTTGTTCTTGTTGATGAGTCTCAGAACCTTACAATGGATGAACTGAAAGCCATTAGCACTCGTTTGGGTGAAAATTCTAAACTAGTGTTGATGGGAGACCCTGCTCAATCTGACGTAAAGGATGGGCAAGATCTAATGAACTTTTGCAAACTAGTTCAGCGTAATGGGATTGAGCTTCCTGTTATTCAGTTTGGCGTTGAAGATATTGTTCGATCTGATATTGTTGCAGATTTAGTTAAAATGTTTATTAAAGAAAAAGTCTAACGGAGGCGGCGCAAGCCGCTTCCTACCTACTAGGGGGTTGGTAATGTTGCCTAAGAGATATATCGCAAAAGA